ATTTATAAATAATAAAAATTAATAAGAAAGGATTGTTAGTTATGGTTACAAAAGAAAATCTCCAGAAGTTCTTTGAAGACACTAAGGAATCAGTGATTGATTCGTTTGTTGACCCTATCAATAAAGCAATCGAACGTTTTGAGATTAATAGCACAAACCGCATTGCTATGTTCCTAGCTCAAGTTGGGCATGAATCAGGCGGACTCAATCATATTAAAGAGAATTTAAACTATAAAGCTGAAGGTCTCACTAGGGTCTTTCCTAGATATTTCAATGACGTTGATCCAAACGATTATGCACATAACCCAGAAAAGATTGCCAACAGAGTTTACGCTAACCGCATGGGCAATGGCGATGAAGATTCAGGCGATGGTTTCAAATTCTGTGGTCGTGGTTTGATACAGCTTACTGGCCGTGACAATTATACTCGTTTTGCTCATGACATGGGCATGGAACTAGAAGCTGCTGTTGAATACCTAGGAACGCCTGAAGGTGCAACAATGTCAGCTGGTTGGTTCTGGAACAAAAATGGACTTAACCCACTTGCTGATGCAGGTGATACTGTACACTGTACAAAGAAGATCAATGGTGGGACTATTGGTCTTGAAGAGCGCACTGCTCTATATGAGGAAGCTCTACAGCTTTTTGCTTAAAATAACACTTGACTTATTTGTTGCGGCGGGGTATATTTAATAATACCCTGCCATTTTTATTGTGGAGATTTTGATTGGCTCGATTTTATACGAATGTTTTCGCAAGAGGCGATAAGATATACCTACGTGGATATGATATGGGATTACCTGTTAAAGAGGTTATCAACTATCAACCTTACCATTTTATGCCTAGCCCAAAAGGTAAATACAAAACGCTTGATGGTCAAACTGTAGATAAACTGATGCATGATAGTATCAGTGATGCACGTGACTTCATGAAACGTTATGAAGATGTGAAGAACATGCAGGTGTATGGCTCAACTGCATACCCTTATCTATTCATCTATGACAACTACAAAGGTGAAATTGATTATGACCCAGCCACAGTTAATGTCGTAACAATAGACATTGAGTGTAAATCTGATGATGGTTTCCCCGATATCGAGAAAGCTGACAAGCCACTCACATCAATCACCATCAGGTCTAAGGGACAGTCAGCTGTATTTGGGTTGAAAGATTTCCACACCAATGACCCAAAGATCAGCTATCTTAAATGTAAAGATGAGCATGACATGGTTGCCAAGTTCATTCAGGTCTGGCAGAGTGATGCTTGGATGCCTGATATTGTCACAGGCTGGAACATAGAGTTTTTCGATATTCCCTACCTCATCAACCGTGTTAAGGTATTGTTCAATGAGAAGGAAGCTAAGAAGCTATCACCTTGGGGCATCCTTGAAGAGCGAACTATTGAGTTCCGTGGTAAAGAGAATCAAACCTATGGGCTTGCTGGTGTTGCTGTGCTTGACTATTACCAGCTGTATCGTAAATTCTCATACACTAACCAAGAGTCATATAAGCTAGATTATATCTCAATGATTGAGCTTGGTGAGAAGAAAGTCGATTACCGTGACCAAGGTTACAGGGATCTTGCTGACCTATATGAACGTAATCACCAGCTGTTCATTGAATACAATATTAAAGATTGCGTGCTTGTTGATAAACTAGATGAAAAGATGAAGTTCATTGAGCAGGTCATGGCAATGGCTTATGATGCCAAGGTGAACTATAATGACACAATGACAACAGTGCGTGCTTGGGATACTATCATTCATAATTATCTGCTTGATCAAGGCATCGTTATCCCACAATTCAAACCAGCTTGTAATATGGATGCTCTTGTTGGCGGTCACGTCAAAGAACCAAAAGTAGGTCTAACTGAATGGGTCGTATCATTTGACTTGAACAGTCTGTATCCTCATCTGATCATGCAATACAATATCAGCCCTGAGACATTTGCTGGTAGGAAAGAATTTCCTTCTATTGATCGTTTGCTTGATGGCACTTGGGAATATCGAGATGGGACGGTAGCTTATGCTGCTAATGGTTGTACCTACCGCAAAGACAAGCAAGGTTTCCTACCAGCACTGATGGAAAAGATGTACAACGACCGTGCTGAGTATAAGAAAAAGATGATTGAGGCTAAAAAGTCTTATGAGCAGACAAAGAGCAAAGAGGATAGCAACCTAATATCTCGCTATCACAACATGCAGCTTGCCAAAAAGATTCAGTTGAACTCAGCTTACGGTGCACTGGGTAATAAGTATTTCCGTTGGTTCAACTTTGATCATGCTGAAGCTATCACTATGTCAGGTCAGCTATCAATCCGCTGGATTGAGAAAAAGATGAATCAGTTCATGAACAAGCTGCTAAAGACTGACAATAAAGATTATGTCATTGCTTCTGATACTGACTCGATTTATCTTGACATGAGTGGACTTGTTGGTTGGGTTGGTGAGCATGAAGAGTTAAAGATAGTGAAAGCTCTTGACGAGTTCATTGAAGCTCGCATACAACCTTACATGGACAAGAGCTATCAAGAGCTAGCTGACATGATGAATGCATATCAGCAGAAGATGAAGATGAAGCGCGAGACTATTGCCAACAAAGGTATCTGGAAAGCTAAGAAGATGTATATCCTCAATGCTTGGAACGTTGAGGGTGTGCAGTACGATAAGCCAAAGCTGAAGATTCAGGGCATTGAAGCTGTCAGGTCATCAACGCCATATGCTTGTCGTGAGAATATTAAGACTGCACTAAGCATCATCATGAACGGTAATGAGCAGCAGCTTCAAGAGTTTGTTGTGAAGTTCAAGCAAGAGTTTAATGAACTACCATTTGAAGATGTATCATTCCCAAGAGGTATCAAAGGGATGGACAAATACAAAGACAAGGCAAAGATATATAAGCTAGGCACACCAATTCAAGTCAAAGGTGCACTGCTGTTTAATAACCTACTCAAGCAGCATGGTATGAAGAACGTTCAACCTATTGGTGATGGGGATAAGATTAGGTTTGCTTACTTGAAGATACCTAACCCAATCCATGATACGGTCATTGCTGTACCTGAAGAGCTCCCAAAAGAGTTTAAGTTAGACAAGTATATTGACCGTGACATGCAATTTAGTAAGAGCTTCCTTGACCCACTTCGCTCTATAACTGAGGTGGTTGACTGGAAGGTAGAGCAAACATCAACGTTGGAGGACTTTTTTGGATGAATGAAGAAGATAATGATTTTGGGTTCAGCTTTGCTGAGGATATCGAGAAGGTAGTCAAGCAGAATTCTAAAGAGGCTGCAGCTGCTAACAGTAAGGCTAAAAAGATCTATGATATGATCATGCCTTTCTTAAACAACCTAAAGAAAAATCCTGACATGCCAACAATTGTATGGCCAAACAGGGTTGAAAAGATCGATGAGTTCATTGCTAAACTGGACAAAGTGATCGCAGGAAAATAACGCTTGACTTATTTACTTAAACAAGCTATGATGAATAATAGTATAGTAATGTACATTGGAGATAATAATGTCGCTTAAAGATAAGTTAATCAAGAACAGCACTGTAAACCTTACCGCATCACTCACTGATAGTAAGATATTTACAAAGAAAGATATGATTCAAACACAGGTGCCTATGATCAACGTGGCACTATCAGGCACTGTTGACGGTGGCATCACGCCTGGACTTACAATGCTAGCAGGTCCATCAAAGCACTTCAAGACTGGTTTTGCCTTGCTGATGGCATCCGCATTCCTCAGGAAGTATAATGACGGTGTCGTACTGTTCTATGACTCTGAGTTTGGCACACCACAAAGCTACTTCAAGACTTTCGGTATCAACTTTGATGCTGTCATTCATACACCAATCACTGATATTGAGCAGCTGAAGTTTGATATCATGCAGCAAATGAAAGAGATCACTCGTGAAGATCACGTGATGATCGTCATTGACTCTATTGGCAACCTTGCCTCTAAGAAGGAAGTTGATGACGCACTTGATGGTAAGTCAGTTGCTGATATGACTCGTGCTAAGCAGTTCAAGTCTTTGTTCCGCATGGTAACTCCACATCTGACACTCAAGGATGTTCCTATGATCGTCATCAATCACACTTATGAAGATATGGGTATGTATCCTAAGCAGATTGTTGGTGGTGGCACTGGTTCATACTACGGTTCAGATAATATCTGGATCCTCGGTCGTCAGCAAGAAAAGGATGCTGATGGCATCACTGGTTACCACTTCATCATTAACATTGAGAAGTCTCGCTACGTTAAGGAAAAGAGTCGTATCCCAATCACTGTATCACATGAAGGTGGTATCAATCGCTGGTCAGGTTTGCTTGATGTGGCAATGGATGGTGGATACATCGTCAAGCCAAAGGCAGGTTGGTATGCTATTGTAGATAAGGAAACTGGTGAAGTAAAGCAACCAAACATGCGAGCTAAAGATATTGTTGATGACAAGAAGTTTTGGCAGCAGATGTTTGAGACTACTGACCTAGCAAAGTATATTGAGAACCGTTACAAGCTGGCCAGTGGCGAGTCAATCATGGAAACGGAAGATGATTGATAACATCTGCCAGAGCATATGCTGGTATGATGACAACAATGTTTGCCTCGGCTGTGGTCGCATAGCCGAGGAGATAGTTGAGTGGATGATTGCTAGTGATGAACGTAAGATAGAGATAAAGAAGCTGGCAGAGGAAAGAGTAAATGTCCGTAGAGCAATTGATATTCAAGAATATACTAGGAAACGAGGAGTATGCGAGAAAAGCAATACCGTTCCTAAAGAGCGAATACTTTCACGACAATAATGATAAGACAATATTCAACCTGATAGACAATCATGTAAAGAGATACAATACATTACCCACACTTGAGTCTATGCGGATAGACCTAGCTGGTCGTGATGGTATATCAGATGAGACATTTAAGAGAGCTAAAGAGACCATTGATACACTCAGTGGCGATGTAGAGCCTAACCTACCTTGGCTATTAGATCAGACTGAGAAGTTTTGTCAAGACAAAGCTATCTATAATGCCATCATGACATCAATCCAGATATTGGATGACAAGACAGGTAAAGAGGCTAAAGGTTCAATCCCAAAGGTGCTGAGTGATGCACTTGGTGTCAGCTTTGATACGCATATTGGTCATGACTTCATTGAGGATGCTGATGAGCGTTTCAAATCATATCATGTCAAGGAGAAGCGAACAGCATTTGATCTAGAGTATTTCAATAAGATGACCAATGGTGGTCTGCCAAACAAGACACTCAATATTGCTCTAGCGGGTTGCGTCCATCCTGACACTAAAGTTAAAATCAGGTACAGGAAATTTATGTCTGAGTGGATCGAAAAAGAAGTTAGTATTAAAGACATAGATGCACTATTAAACGAAGGATATGAAGTTGAAGTTACATCGCCTGATGGTT